AGAATACGTCTGGTAATGCATTCGATGGCTCAGTTTCAAATATCAATGTAGTATCAGCCCTGAATACTTCAAATGTTGCAGTAACGCTTGATCTTCTTTTCTTGCTCTCAGTAATTCCATTACATCTAATTGTTCCGCTAATTAACAAAACAACCTTATCCTTATTTGGCCCAGGAGTACTTGGATATTGATAGAACCTGTAATAGTTTTTAGTTTCATTGTCAATCGATGGTATAGCAGCTGATATAGATCCAGTTGCAAGCGAATCATCATAAACATTTTCAATAGGGGCCTGTCCTGCCCCTAACTCTGATGTGCCATCATCTAACACATTAGCAACATTTTCTCCATCCCACCAATCCTTCATGTTGTTATATGAAGCAGATGAAATAAATTCTTTCTCAAGGGTATATATACGTCTTCCGCAATTACCATTACCTTGACCTGCCCCAAGCCTTTCGAACTCAATCTTCATCTTAATACGGCTACCAGCAGGTACATCATAAGGAACCCATGAAGTACCATCGAATCTATTCATTGGGTATTGCAATACAGGATAATCTCCCCCATTATTCTCATCCACCTCAATGGTTCCCGGAGCAATTATAGCATTCTGATCTATAACAACAGAGAAATTATTAGGATTAATCTTCATGTATACTCCTGATGGAACAGGAATATTTACATTTGGATCATCTTCACTAGGTATTTCAATAAAGTCAGAAGCCTTAGATTCTTTCTCAAGTACTGTAGCGTATGTACAAGTATTTGTTGGACCACTAGTATCAGCCTTTACAATAAGCCTATCTCCAGTCTCAATCTTTCTAGCATTCTCTCCCTCTAAAAGAAAGTATGCATTGTTAGTAAGAGGGTCATTAAAGTATATACTAGTATATATTGTGTCGTAATTCTCCTCATCTGGCTTGATTACAAACTTGTATCTTGTGGCCCAGGATGGAGGTTTCTGTGCAATAGGTATTGTTACTTGTATAGAATTTTTTGTATCAGATGCAGAGCATGGTACACTAACGGTATTGTTTAGGCTAACCAATGCAGTGGTTGATCTGTTAAAATCATCCATATACACGATTCCAATCTCATACCCACGATTACTATGCAAACTCTTTGATGAGTTTATTTTCTGGTAGAATGCTTCCACATAAGATATGGCATAATACTCATACACACTAAATGTAGGTGTAGTAGTATTGTTTACATATCTCATTGTCAACAACTGTAGACCAATTGATGAACTAGCAGGAGATGTAATTATACCAATCCCCTGACCAGCAGACCCAATACCACTTTGGTATTTAATTAAAGCATCTAAGTTATTTACTAGAGCACAGTTAAACTGGTCAGTAAATGTGGTTCCATTGCAAGAATTAACTACGGTCTCAATATAACCAGTTCTTCCTACTACATCTTGAAACTCCAAACTGGTTGCCAACTCATAAACAGAGTTGTAACTTTTTGGTAATACAAATGAAAATGTAATTGAAATATTATCAGCTGTCTCTGTAGGGAAAGGAGTATCACCAGCAAAAGAATCATGATCAAATCTTAGCTCGACAGTTATAGAAGAACCTTCAATCAAATCTACAGATTCTAAATCTATATAAACAACTGAGTCATTAATTGTTTGAGGAACCCCAAAATTATAGGTTCCAGTGGCAAGTGTATTTGGTAATTGAACAATGCCAATATCCTCTGAAATTAATGTAGTGCTATATTCAAGTTGAACAGGATTACCATTCACGTCCAGCATGTCGTATCCTTCAACGTAGTTGCCATACATCAGCCTATTTCCCATAATAGTCTGAGCCTTGGCAAGCAATGGTACGTTGTCATATAGCCTAAGTAACTCACTATCTGGAAGAATAGTAAATATCTTACTATTTGTAAATGTGTATGTACGATTAGTATTATCTGTAAATCCGAGGTCAGCCTTGTTGAGTTTCTCAATGACCTTAATCACATTGCTTGTGGTCTCCTTAAATAGTAAGTCAATCCCCTTAACAAGTGGACCACCAGTATTATAGGTTACAATCGCAGTATTGAACTGGTTCTGCATCCCATCGTTAAGGTAACTGTTGATGCTAAAGTCAAAAGCCTTAGGTTGAAATGCAGGAGCAGACCACTGAGATATAGCCGAGTACTCACCATCCTCATACTGATACCGATAAGCAAAGCAAATGAACCTACTCTCCAAGTAGTTCTCCTCATTGCCAGTATTGATAAGCTCAACGCTAGGAGACTCTACAGGTGGCTTCTTGATAACTAGGATAGACTCAGCACTAAACTGGTCAATGTTCCCTACAGGATCTGCATAATTCTTATCTAGGTTAATTACCCTAGGTGGGTTGTAATCGTCCGTAAAAAATAATAGGTTGTCAATAATGTTGACACCAGTAATTAGGTAGCCCGGATTAAAGTTCAGAGTAGTATTATCCCCACCACCATCGTTGATACTAATAACGTGGTACGTTAGTATATTATTGTATACATTAAACGATACGATAAGGTCAAGTTTGCCAGTTGCTCCAACACCAAATTAATGTACTTTAGCGTGGTTAGTTTGGTGTTCCCTTTAGTGTTCTCAATCACACCAATCTCTGAGTTCTCAGTAGAACCCATGCGAACATTAAGAGCATCGATATACTCTCCATCAGGAATGAGTCGTTCATCAACGACTTTATTCATTCTGCCAGCTATGAAATTCCTAGTAATATTCGCCATATTATTTCAACCACTTGTCCATTCCACGTAGGTTCATCAATAGTCTACCCGGATGGATGTTGCTTATTCTTATTTTAGCATTTCTTAAAAGCGAAGACTTCTCTCTTCTGGCACGAGCAACAATGTACTCCTGTACACCAAGCTTAGCATTCAGTATTTCGTATTGAATGTACGCATAAATAAACTTTTCAAACAATTTATTCACGCTAATAATTGAGTCATCACCATTCTCCATACCATCTGATATGTATTCAAGGATAACTGACTGACCATACATGTCTGAGTTGAAGTTAATCACACCACTCTTAGCATCCACGTTGAACGTTGGGTTGAAGTTAGCGGTCTCAGTATTAAGACCATATCTCTGGCCTAGTCCATACTCAAAGCACCAGTTGCCATCACCCAAGTCCCATCCCTCTTCACCATCATAACGGCTATCTGGGTTCAAGTATATACTCTTCTTGGTACCAGCCAATCTCTGCAAGTCAATCTCTGAAAACTCAGGAGACAATGCGTTTCCTGCCTGATCAAAAAGAATCTTACCAGTCTGGTCCTGCAAGTATGCCTTAGCAGACAACACCTGAATGTTCTCGGTAAGCGGTCTTAAGTACCCATCTCTGTATAGGTTAACTCGAACCCAGTTCACATAGTCAGATGGTAGGATGTATTTAAGCGTATCGTCAACAGTCAACTCAAGAACTTTTATTTGCTTAAACGCATCATAGTTTAGTTCTTGTATTGCTCTCTTAGCATGAAACAGAATTTTATATCGCTCCTCGTTATTTATCAAGGAATGGTTGCCAGCGTACATCAACAAGAAGTTGTTGACAATATCCTGAATGCTAACGTACTGATAGGACCCCCAGTTCTTATCTACTGGTTGACTCCCACCATTTTCGTAATACTGATATTGAGTGATGTATGCCATGATTATACAGATTGTTTTTGTTCCTCATTACCACCAAACTGAACTGTCTCAATCTCACGAATAGACATACCAGCGTACTGAAGAATCTTTGAAACTAATTTTATCTCGTCCTCGATAGGGACCTCAAAGTCTTGGTATCCCAATCCCGGAGATTGATTGAACACAGGCTCACCATTAGTCAACGTAGTGAACGTCCACTTAGGGTCCTTAGGATATCTAAAGTAACTGGCATCCACCTCGTTAGCCAAGTTAATGGTAGTAGGATATACCGTTAGTATACTCCCCTCCTGCGTGTATGCTGGGAAGTTCTCAGTAGGTGCAGTCAAGTTAGAGTTTACTAGCAATGTAATCTTTCCATGAGTAACCTTCTCCGCCTCTGCCTTGAATACCCTAGTAACACCAGATGCATCGTAGCACAAGACCTTGTTTAGCATAAAGTAATCGAAGCCAGTCCTCCTTGTTAATCAAGTCGTTATACCCAGAGAAGTACTCTTCAAAGATTTCTAGCTGTGCCTGCTTGGCAAACAGGTTGAAGTCAGAAGGTGAGATGTATCCGTAATTATTCTTGTTCAGAATTGCCAATACGGTATTTCTAACTGAGTTAATCATTCTAGTCTTTTTACAAATATAAACAAAAAAAAAGAGGGTGTTATTACACCCCCATTTTTAATCATCTATCTATGTGAACCATGAAAAACTACGTTACAAATCTAAATTATTTTCTAACATTTTCAAAACAGTAATTCCTTCATCTGTCTTTAAATATTCAGCAACACAGAAGTATGGGTCCTCACCGAAAGGAACAGTCAACATCTTTCTCTTATTAGATCCAGTGTTAAACCAAACCTCCTTGTTGCCATTTCTGAAAGTCAACAACTTGTTCTCGAAGAACACGTGTACGTTTGACTGCAACTTAAGCATTGGGTCATTTAAGATATTTAGGAAACCTCGTGGGTCTCTCTTGGCATAGATTAATACGTCACGCTTCAATTCAGCGGTAGTAAATCTATTTGGGTCCTTGTTGAATAGCACTCTTGATACCACCTCCAACTGCTCGATGCTAAGTTGTCTGGCTTCAATCAATGCGTCAACCTCAGATGTAAGTCGCTCTACCTCAGTAGCTGCATCCTTCTCATTGTCAACTTCAACAAAGGCTCTGCCATTAAGTGGGTGGTAGTGTAAGAACTGCTGTAGTAATGGGTTGTTTCTAGGGACACTTAAAAATCCATTCTCGAAGATTACTGGCTCAACGATGGCATTACCATCCTGCTCATCTTCAAATGGTGACTTCTGATTGATAGCGTATCTTAGAGCCCTGTTAACATTGTTTTCTTCATCAAAGTAAAGGAGAGGATATCTCCTTGTGTTTCTTGATGGTAACGTATAAGATAACGGAGCGGCTTCTCCTTTTAGCTTATAGATTTTATCTGTACTAGTGACATTTTTTTTCATTTGATTTAATTTAAATTTTGAAAATAGAGGGAGTCACAGCGACCCCCTCAGTTAATTAATATGGATACTTCGCTTTAATCACAACCTTCTTGGTGTTTAGAACAGGCTTGTTTTTAGTAGCCGCTGTTCCAACCATCATCTTAGCTGCTTTCAACTCTGCTGCCTTCTTCTTATCGCTTACCAATTTCTTAGCAGCCAATGCTGTAGTAGCAGCCTCTTTTAACTTTTGTCCGGGCATTACGCTCTTCTTTGGACCAGGGCCCATTACTTTCTTTGCCATTATCTTGTTTATTTTAAAGTTAAAGGAGAGGCCAATCGGCCCCTCCGTTATTTACAATTAGGCTCCGTATCTGAACAATACGAAGTTGTTTGCACCCAAGGTACATACACAACGCTCAGACAAGAAGTTGACCTCCATTGCATCAAGATCGCTAGTCTGTGCACCACCAGCAGAACCAGTGATCCAAGTCTTGTATCTACGATCTTCAGTCTCAGACGCTCTGTAACGAACGTGCAAGAATGGACGCTTAGCGTTCTTACCAAGGATTTGGTCATACACAGTAGTAGATCCAGCAGGAACCAATAGACCAGTTACGGTACCAGTTGCAGATGCACCAGTTGGCAAACCACCGCGCATGGTAGGATCGTTCAAGTATTTCCAGTCAGACTTGTAGAAGTCATAACCTCTACGGAATCCAGTAAAGCCAAGATTCAAAGCCATGTCCTTATCGTTGTTGAACAAACCATAAGAAGTACCACCAGCACCATAGCTGTTCTGTGCTGCCAACATATCATCGATGTCAAAGCTGAACGCTCTGTTAACGAAGATTACGTTCTCCTCGATAGATCCCTGCTTGTCAAGACGAGAGATGATGCTATCAAAATCAGAAAGAGTAGTTGGGTTACCACCACCCCATACGTTACCTCTGTTGTTAACAACGTAGAAGATACCTTCAGAACCTTTGTTACCAACTTGAGAGTTAGCAGTTTGAGTTGCTACACCTGAACCAGTCTCAGCAGGAACCGCTTCGATCATTGCAGTCTCAAGGTAGTCCTCGAAACGTAGACGAGTCTCGTGCTCAGACTTCAGATACCAAAGGTATCCAGTAGCACCATTCTCAGTAGTTACTTCTACCCATCCGATCTGAGCCATGTCAGAACCAGATACTGCGTACTTATCTTTGATGATGATTGGAGAGTTGTCGAAGATTTCGTCTTCAGCTTCCAAAGAACCGATCATTCCATTAGTACCTTTCTTAAACTCAGAACCATAGATCCATACAGAAAGAACAGCAGTTCCAGAGAAAGTCTGTCCACCACCTTCGTAGTAAGCCACATCAAATGTGTCAGCAGTAGTGTTTACAGCAGTAACGATACCCTTGTTAGAAAGACCTGTAGAGTTTTCAGAAACGAATACAGTCTGACCAACACGGATAGCGATTCCACTTACGTTAGAATCGTTAACAGTGATAGTAGCGGTGTCAGCAGCAGCCGCAGCGTTAGAATCACAGTTTACATATTTGGTATGCAAACGACCTTGCTCAGCCCACTTGATCATGTCAGAGTTGGACGGCATTTCAGCACCTACCATTCTAAGGAATGAAGCTACTGTTCTATTACCATAACGCTCGAATTCTTTCTCGTAAGTATCAGGAAGATACTGGTTCAAGAAGTCGAAGTTGGTAATGTAGTTAGTTGATAATGGGACCTGCTCAGCACTTGGCTGCAACTGAAATCCCGGGCTTGATA